TTCTTGCGTCCGCGACGGCGTCCTGTAAGGTCGCGCCTCCTGTTCTGGGAGTTGGGCTTCCTGTTTGGCCCCGCCGCTCGGCACGGACACAACAAGAACGCCCACCAGGTGCCATCCTGGTGGGCGTTGCTTTTGGGGCCGCACGATGCTCGCCCGCCGCTTCAACACGCTCCTCATCCTCGGCCGCATCCTGGCGCCGGCCGTCATGGCCTTGAGCATGTGGATGGTCTTCGTCGATCTCGACGACGGCCTCGATCGCCTGGCGGTCTTCAGCGGCTTCCTCGCCGGCGTCAATCTGTGCCTCACCATCTTCCAGTGGCACGTCCTGAAATTCCACAAGGCCTGATTTAACCGTCGCCTGCAGCCCCGCCGTATCCCACGACCGGCGGGGTTTTCTTTTGTCAGCCCACCCGCCACACCGCGCCGTCGGTCACGATCGGCATGCGGTTTGCGCCGCCGCCAGCCGCGACCGTGCCGAAGGTCGCCACGCTGCAATCGAAGATGTAGTCGCGCGAGCCGGGACCGGCACCCGGATCGACGCACAGGAAGCTGCGGTTCTGCACGAAGTTGATGCTCGCGTCCGTCGCCCAGGTGCCTACCAAGAGCTTGGTCGCGTCGTCGCTCTTCACCGGATAACCGGACACCGCGTCCGTGACGTAGCCCGTCGCACTGCACAGCATCGTTGCCACGCCGTTATTGTCGTAGAGGTAGACGTAATACATCGTGCTGGCGACCAGACCGGCGTTGCTGACGAGGAACCCGCTCGCAGGCACCTGATAGGAGATCCATTCTCCCGTCTTCGACGGCGTGCCACCGACACCGCCCGACAACCGCCCCGGCATCGAATTGCCCTGCGACGGCTTCGTCGGCGACAGGACCAAATACGCAGGCCCTGCCCAACTCAGCGTGCACGCCATCCGCACGGGATCGAACTGCCACGGGCCGACGAAGCGGCTCTGCAGCGCGTAGTCGTAGTTATTCCACGATGTGGCGCGCACGCGCACGCCGCTGTTCTCGACGTTGCCGCCCACTTGATAGAAGGCGATGTGCGGTGAATTCGGCGATGTCGGCGAGGCCCGCACGAAGGACTGCTCGACGATGACATCGCGGACGAGATTGTTGATGCCTTCGAGGATCAGGCCGAAAGTCGCGGGGTTCGCCACGCTGTTCAGGAATTCGTTGTTGATCAGGCGAACGGTGTCCACGCGCGAGAGATGCACCTGGACCGGCCCGTTGTTTTCGAAGTCGTTGTTGTAGAGGAAGTAGCCGCGCGAGCCGGAGATGTTCGTGGTTGCGAACGCGACGTTCTTGTTGAGCGTGAAGCCGCAGCTCGACATCTCCACCGTGTCCGCGCAGAGCCCGATGCCGCCCGATGTCGGATCGCTCGCGCGCGCAAGGCCGCTCGCCCCCGTGTACGCGACGAGGCCGGTGCTGTTGACGCCCGACATCTGGTAGGTGGTGCTGGTCGCGCCCGCGACGACGAAGATGCCGTTCGCCCAATCCGCGCCGACGGCACCGTACGTACAGCCATATTGCAGGACGAGCTGGCCGTTGGCGTAGCCGTGCGGCGCTGCCGTCGTGACCACCGCGGGATTTGCATTGGTGATCGAGGAGATCGTCGCCGTCGGCATCAGCGTGCCGCAGCCCTGGATCCAGCACGCCACGATGCGCAGGAAGCCGTTCTGGTTGTTGTTGGCCGACGGGATGCCGTTCACGCCCCATCCGGCACAATTCAGGATGACGCACTCCTCGAACGAGAGGTAATTGTTCGCGTCCGGGTCGCCGAGGACTTCCGGCAGGATGATCCCGTGTGCGCTCATCCCATAGATGAACACCTTCCGCACGACGCCCGCGTACTGCGCCTTGAACTGGACCGCTGAAGAGTTGGCGGGGCTCGTCGTCGTCCCGATCTGCAAGTCCCTGATCTCGGAGCCGAAGCCCCAGGTGAGGTTCGCCGCCACCCCGAATGCCCACATCACGCCGTTCGCGACCTGGTTGTCGATGAAGGTATTGAACATCCCCGAGCCGACGATCACGCCGCTCTGCCCGAATGAGTTCGTCACGTTCACGACGTTCATGACGACCGGCGACTTGAAGGCGAACTTCCCCGGCGGGAACGTGATCGGCGAACCGCCAGCCGACAATTGCGCCCACGCCGACGACATCGCGGGCGCGTTGTCGTTGGCTCCGCTCGCGTCGCCGCCGTAGCGCATGATGTTGCCGGGAGGCTGGAACAGATTGGTCGGCACCACGCCCGCGGCGATCTCGAACGACGTCCGCGGGTAAAGCACGAAGGGCGGCGTTGAGCCCTGCGACGGCGGCACGAAGATCAGATTGCCGCTCGCGTCGTTGGCCCAATAGGTGTTCGCGCGCGTCGCCGCGGGCGGTATCGCCGCGGGCGGCGGATCGTAAGGCCCGACATGGATGCACTGCTCAACTTGCACTTCCAGTTCCTGGCTGACCAGCGTGCGACGGTCGAGTGCGCTCTCGACCGACTTCGCCGGAAATCTTCCGTTCGACGGCAGAACCTTGTCCTGCTCGTTGTCGGTCGAACGCCCGCGCCACACGCTCATGCTCGCAGGCGGCGCTGTGTTGAACACGACGTTCGCCGTGTACATGTAGCCGGTGTCGGGATCAGGCGTGCCGGTCACGACGTAGTCGTATTGCCCGCCGCCATTCAGCACCGGCGGCGGCGCAATCGGCACGTTGTTCACATCGAGCAGCACGACGTCGACATCGACCGGACTGCGGATCGGCCAGGGGATCGAGAACGTCGTCGTCGTACCATTTCCCGCATCCACAATCGGTGCATATCCTGCCTCGATCATGCTTCGCCTCCAAAGGTTGGCGCCGCGACGCGCGTTGCGCTCGCGACATGTTCAGGCGCTGCAACAGACGATTGCTGTCCGCCGGCGCCGCTCTCCTCTGTCTGTGAGCCGATGCCCCACGGCGTCCAGGGGATTGCGCCGCCAGGCGTGTAGCCCGTCATCGGCCGGCCCTGCTCGCGGATCAGCCGCCGGTTGGTGCGCTCCCACCACCCAGGCGAAGCCGCCTCGTAGAGGTGGTACCAGAGCATGTAGTCGAGCGCGCCCTTCACATAGAGCAGATTGGCGAACGGCACGGATCTCACCGCGCCGCGCGCCAGCTCGGGCCACAAATGCTCGAGCGCCTTGTCGGGATCACTCGCGAGATCGTCCTTGAAGCGTTGATAGGTGGTGATGATGTTGGCGACGTCGCTCACCGCGGGCCCGAGAAATGTCGACGCCACGCCGCCGCCCAGGCGATTGGTTTCGCCGAAGACGTAGTCGCCCCAGATGCCGAGCCCGCCGCCTTGTGCGAGAGCTGCGATCAAGGTTTTCGGATCCATTGGATCGCGCAAGGGACGACCCTGCGCATAGTCGGCCGTCGACATCCTGAGATAGCCGCCGAGCATCGACATCCCCAGCACCATCGCCATGCCCTGCGTGTAATCGAACTTCGACGTCGAGAGATAATACTCGCGCCCGAGAACCTGCATCATCGCCGCGATCGGCCACATCTTGAATTGCGCCATGAACTCCGCGCCCTCGCGCTGCCACGATCCGGCTTTCCCGGTGCGCGCGACGAAGGCCCGCTGCTCGGCCCCAGGCGTCACGATCGCGTGCCGCGCGCCGTCCCCGTAATAGGTCGCGAGCTTGTCGGTCAAATCGTTGCGCAGCTTGTAGACCGCGCGGTTGATGTCCTCCGCGCTCGCGTCGTCCGCGAGCAGACCTTTCGCCCGCAGATGCGCTTCCGCCGCCGCCCCGTCGAGCGTGTGCGCCGTGTAGGGCGTCAGGTACTTGTAGCCGTTCGCCTCGGTCAGCTCGCCATGCGTGCGCAGCAAGTCCCAGCTGCCTTCGTCGAGCCCATAGCGCCCGAGCATCCGCTGCAGGCGCGGGTGAAGATCACCAAAGGCCTTGCCGACGTTCCGCGCCAGGTTGAACGAGAGCAGCTCGCGCACCGCGGCCTGGGTCCGGTCGTACACCGCGTGGATCCCCGTCGCGGTGAAGAAGGTGTTCGCGATCGAGGAGAGCGTGCCAGGGATGTCGTCGGCGTGCCCCAGCTCCGTCAGCGAGTCGCGCGCGAATCCGTCGCTGAAGGCGCCAAGCTCGGCGAGCGCCGCCTGGCGCTCTGCCGAATTGGGAATGAACTGGCCGATGCGCCGCATCAGGAAGCTGAGCGATTCCGTGCGGCTGATGCCGTGGAAGCGCAGCTCTGCCGGCACCGTCGGCCACACCGACATCAGGTGCGTGAGCCCGACATTGCCGAGGCTCTTGAGCGACTCGTAGAGCCGCGCGGTCGAGAAGATCCGCCAGCGGATCTCGTTCGACGGCGTGTTCGCCGTGCCGTCGAGATAGTCCATCGTGCTGTCGATGAATTCCCTGCGGTTGAAAAATTTCCTGACACCGTCGACGTCGGAGCGATACTTCTCCTCGATGCCGCGCATGATCAGGTTGAGGTTCGCGCGCGGGTTCGTCCCGAGCTTCTCCATCAGCGCCAGGTTGCGCGCGCCGCCGCTCAGCGCGCCCAGGATCGTCGTGTTCAACGTCGGCTGTGAGGCAAATTCCTGCATGTGATCATGCCAGGCATCGGCGTCCTTCCAGTAAAGGACGCGGCTCTCCGACAACGCCCGCGCCAGGTTGCGCGGACCCTGGAAGCCCGTCGCCTCGGCGTTCTGCGTCTTGTGCACGCCGCTGACGAGCGCGTCCCACACCGAGCGGCCAAATTTGTCCTGCGCCTGTTGCGCCGTCTCGCCCGCCTCGCGACCAATAAGGTCGAACGTCTTCTGGCCCAGGCGCGGCTTCGTCTTCGCCCACCAGATGTTGAAGGCTTCCTCGTTGTCCTCCGCGAGCGCCCGCATCTTCTTCCAATCGTGTTCGGTCGAGGCCACGAAGTCGTCGGCATCGCCGATGCGCGCGCCCGCGGCGTTGAGCCGGTTGCGCACCATCTCGAGCATGCCGTTGGTGATCTTCGCGACCTTGTAGCCGGCGCTGCCGGGATTGACGGGCGGCTCGCCGTTCTTCATCGCCCACATTTCGCGCGCCACGTCGCGGTCCATGCCGCCGCTCTTGAAGGCCTTCTGGAGCTGCAGCTTTCTGAGCGCCTGGGCGTACTGCGCGTACCAGACCTTGGTGTTGCCGTTCCACATGCCCTCGATGCTCTGCGCATCGCCGCGCAGCGTGCCGTGGAGCAGCGACTGCAAGGTGATCGCCGCCTTGTCGAGACCCCCGGCCTGCTCGATCTTCTCGTAGACGCCGTTCCTGATCATCGCGTTGCGCAGGACGTCGCCCTTGTCCTTGGCCATGTTGTTCTTGAGCTGCGAGGCAAGTTCGGCCGCGGCGCTCACGAACGGATCCTCGACGCCCGTCTGGCGCATCGTCTCCGCGCGCGTGGCCACCTGGTCGAGAAGATCGAGCGCCTCGCTGCGCGAGATACGTCCCTTCGCCGCGATCTTCGCCGCGCAGGCCTTGAAGGTTTCCGGGTTCACTCTCATACGCCAGCCTCCACCAGGCACGACGCGGCCTCGGCCATCGCGTTGCCGAGGTCTTCCGCGTGCGCGATTTTTCTGTCGGCCTCGTCCAGGATCGCCATCTCGTCGCGCGTCTGCTTCACGCCGGCCATGCGCTGGTCGTATTCGGCCTGCATCCGCGCCAGCTCGCTCGCGACGTCGCCAGACACCGCGCCCGCTCCAAGCGGCGGTGCTTCCGCCGGCGGCTTCTCGCCCTCGACAGGCTTCGCACCTTCCACCGGCTTCTCCGGGGGCTTCGCCGCTTCGACGGGCTTCGCGGCTTCCGCCGGCTTCGCGACCTCGGCAGCTTTCGCGGCCTCGGCAGCACCTGGCTTCGTCCCGGTCTCGTACCACTCGCGCATGCGGTCCCAATCGCTATCCGCTATGCCGAGGCCAAAGCCGCGCTCGTACATCACGCGCTGCGCCTCGGCGAGCTGCGACGGCCCCATCGTCGGCTTCTGCGAAACCGCCTGCTCGACCCGTTCCGCGGTGCGCAGTCTTTCCGCGCTCGCGCGCGCCTTCTCCAGTTGCTCGATCTCGTTCTCGAGCGCGCGCCGCTGCTCGAACGGCCGAGCCGCCTGGCGCAACTGCTCGGGCGTCGTGTCGGCGAGCAGCTCGTCGCGCCGGCGCATCAGCGAGCGGCGTTCATCCGGGGAGATGTCTTCTTTCAGCCGCTGCTCGACGACTTCCAGCCGATCGAGCTTCTCGCGCGCCGACGCATCCGGCTCGGGCAGCGCATCGATCCTGGCGCGCCGTTCCGCGATCTGGTTCTCGAGCCCTGCCACGCGCGAGGAATGCGCCGCCTCGGCTTCGTCGATCACCGGCAAGACGTCGACCGCACGGCCGTCGGCCAATTGCGCGAGCGCCGTGCGGATCGCGTCGTAGCGCATGTGCAGATCCGCACCCGCCGCGATGCTGTGCAGATACCGCTCCTCGAGATCGCCATCGTGCGCGCTGAAACCCTGATCGAGTTCTTCCTCGCGCAATGCCGGCAGGCCGGCGAGCATTCTCTCCCGCTCGAGCCCCATCAGCCGCGCCCGCTCGATCGCGTCGAGGCCGGCGAAGCGCGCCTTCAGGACATCGATGCCCGCACCGAAACCGGCATGGATCAGCGCGCCGCCGGCCGCCGCCATGCCCATGTCGAGAAAGGCCTGCCTGAGACCGTAATCTCCCGTCCCTTCCTCCTGGCTGATCCCGTAACGCAAGGCCGTCAGCGGCGCCTGCGCCACGCCGGCCGTCGTGCCGCCCGCGATCAGGCGCGCACCGAGACGCGCGACAGGGCCTTCGCCGAGACGCGCAAGGATCGATTCCTCGCCCAGGCCGGGGATGAACATCGTCGAGAGGTTGATCGGATCGGCGAGAAACGCCGCGGTACCGACGGCGAAGCTCGTCGTCGCCCAGTGCGCCTGGTCGTAGCGCGACCACATGCGCTCGCGCTCGACCTTGTCCTGCATCTCCTGGCCGACAATCTGCGCCACGCCTTCCGCCATCGGCACGTCGGTGATCTTCATTCCCGGCGGCGCATAGCGGCGATTGACCTCGTCGGCTGGGAGCGTCGGCGTGACGGTCGGCTTCAGCGCGTTGGGATCCTGTTCCCACAGATGCTGATCCATCGCGCCGTACTGATAGAGCGCCTGGTCGATCGCCGACGAGCCGGCAAACGAGCCCTTCTCGAATTCGCGCTGCAGCGCGCCAAATGTGCCGCCCAGAAAGTCCTTGGTGGCCATCCCGAGCGTACTCGGCACCGGACCCTGGTCGTATTGCTGCATCGCCGCCTCGACCGGCGTCTGCAGGGGCGGGCCGTCGCCGACGAAGGTGCCCATCTACTGGCCTCCCTCGAGCGCATGCTGCAACGCATCGGGTGACGTGAACGGTTGTCCCGGTGCCGGCACCGGCGCCGGCGGCGCTGCTTGCGGCTTCGCCGGCGCGCGCACAGCCAAGCCGGATCCGCCGCCGATCGGCACGGCGATGTAGTTGCCCTGCTTGTCCGTCACCAGGCGACCCGCGTCGTCCTTCAACCACCACCAGCCGCCATTGGTCGACTGCACCCATCGCGGGTTCGCCTTGATCGCGTCGATGTATTCCTGCGGCTTTCTCTGGTCCTTGCCCGCGCCAAACACCGCCGGCACCCGGATATGATCAAGCGTCAGATTGTCGATCACCGTCTGCGCGGCCCGCTCCGTCGCCACCATCTTCTCGGCGGGCGCGTACGCGATCGCACCTGAGGTCTCGTGGAATTTGGTGTCGCTCATGAACGAGTCGACCGCGTGCTGCGCCGCCATGGTGTCGTTCCTGTAGAGCCGCATCGCATAGGCGAGCGCGACGACACCCTCCATGATCCCCTTGATCTGTTGCGGGCTGCCCTGTTGCAGCATCGCGCGGCCAAATTTCTGCAAGGTCGGGTTGCCGAGAACCGCGTTGCTGATCTTGGTCTCCTCGCCCTCAGGAAGCAGATCGGTCTTCAGCGCCACCTTGCCGTCAGGTCCGACCTTGCGCCCCGCCATGTAGTGCGCGAGCAGCGCCGCGTCGTCGTGATTGTCGAGCATCCCGATCGTCTGCACGGTCGTCGGCAGGCCTCCGTCCCTGACGACGTCCTGCATCGCGCGCTGATAATAGGTCGGGCCCCACCGCGCCTGCATCTCCTGCAGCTTCCCCGGCACCAGTTCCGGGTTGGCGGCGAGATCGGCCGCGATGCCCTCCGCGCTCGCTTTCGGCAACAGCGTGCGGCTCGCGGGCGGGATGCCGATCTTGTTGTAGGTCGCGTCGAGCAGCGCGTAGTAGTCGCGCATCTTCGCCGGATCCTGCTGACCGGCCTCGAACGCCGCGCGCACCTCGGGCGATTCCGTCTGCAGATAGCCGGCCGGATCATTGTTCAGCGCCGCGATCTTGTCCGTCACCGACTTCTGAAGCGCGCGGTAATATTGCTTGCCGTATCTCTGATAGGCGAGAACGTCCCTCGGGTCTGCGTTCGGCGGCGGCGTGAACACGCCGTTCGGATCGAAATTTTTCAGCCGCGCGAGATCTTCCGACAAGGGCGTCAGCGCCATCGACTGCTTGACGTTCGCCGTGGCACCGGCGAGCTGCACTGCATCCTTCGCCCCCTTTGGATCGTCGGGGGCGGCGAGCGCGTACTGCTCATCCGTCATCGGCGCCGGTGTATCGCCATTGGCCGCAAGCTCGAGGTTCTCGATCAATTGGCGATGGGCCGCAGCCTGGGCCTTGGTCTCGGCCTCCTGTTCGCGCCGCTCGAGTTTGTAGCTCATGTTCTGGAGACGCCAATCGAGCGTCTCGCGATCCTTCTGGAGCAGGCCCTGGTAATTGGCGGTGTTCGCGACATCCTGGTCGAGCAAGTCGATGCTGTGCCAATCGCCCGCGCGCTCGAACTTGAGCGCCTGTTGCCGGATGTCCTCGGCCTGCGAGGTCGAGCCGAATTCGCGCTTGTATTTCTCGCCGTCCTCGCCCGTCACCCAGCCGCCGGCGACGATCGCGTCGACATCGTTCTTCTGGCGGTCCTTGATGATCGCCTGCAGATGTGCGTTGCCCGCCTGGCCCGCGGCTGCGTACTGGTCCAGATACATCTCCTGGCGGTCCTGCAGCGCGCCCGTCACCCGCGAGACCTCGCGCCCGAATGAGGCCTGCCCCGTCGAGATCCGCCGCGAGGCCGCTTCGCTCTCGAATGCGTCCGACACGATCGCGCGCTCGCGAAAGTCGGGGATCTGCGCGATCTCCCCGCGGATCGTGTCGACGCCCTTGTCGTAACCGGCGAGCGCCTTCTGCCGATCGTCCACCAGGCTCTGCTGATGCTCGAGATCGCCGAGCCGCTTCGTCTTGTCGGCCATGTTCGTCGCGGCGGCTTCGCTGCGCTTGGCGTCCTGGTACTTCTCGTTGAATTGCAACAGCTCGTCGGAGATCCGCGCACCGGCCGACGCGAGGCCTTCGCCAGCGGCGCCCATCGCGGCGGGCGATGCTTCCGGCACCCCGGCCAGGTGGACGTCGGGCAACGACTCGTCGAAGGTCGGGATGTTTGGCATCAGCCACGCGCCGCCATCGTCGGATCGCCTCCGAATCCGGCCGTCGCCGCCTTCGTCATGTCTCCGATGAACGTCCCCGCCGCATCGAAGTAGGAACCGATCCGCGCCGCGTTCGCCTGCGCATGTTCAATGTCGGCCTGCCGCTGTGCCGACGATGCTTCGACGCGACCCTGATAGAGCTGCGTCTGCCGCGCGAATTCCGCCTGGTGCGCCGTGTCGGCCAACACCCACAGCGACGGCGACACGCCGGCATGGCCGTAAGCCGCAACCTGTTGGCCGGCGGCTTCCGCGCCGGCGCGCTCGACCTGCGAGGCCTTCAGGTACGATTGCTGGCGCGCCATCGCCGCCTGGGCCTGGTATGCGCGCGCGTTCGCCTGGTAGGCCGCGGCCTTGCCCGCGCCTTCCGCGATCTGGCCCATCATCGTGACTGCTGTCATGGCCGTCTGATCCTCGCGTAGCACCAATAGTCGCGACCGGCCGCGTCCCACGCCGCGTGCAGGCCTTCGCATTCGAAGCCGAGCGAACGCGGGAAGGATTGTGACCAGGGTTCGTTGGCGCGGATGTACATCTGCACGCGGCGGAATTGTGGATCGCGCTGACGCTTGTCGAGGAACGCGCGCGCCCACCTCGAGGCCACGACGATGTGGCGCGCGCGCGCCATGCGCGTGATGAAGCAGCACGCTTCCGCATGCCCATAGAAGCGCGGCAGGAGGGCACCCCCGATGGGCACCTCGCTCCCGTCGATCAGCGCATAGGCAAGTCCGTAGCTCGAGGCGACCATCATCTGGGACGGCACGCCCAGCTCGCGCGTCATCTCCGCGGCGATACCGTCGCGCTCTTCGTCGATGAGACGCTGAAGCAGGAAGTGGTCGAGCTTCACGATCCTCATGGCCTGGGCATCTCCGCGACCTCGCCGCGCGCGAACACCGCCGTCACCGTCATCGGCCCCGCGCCGTCGCGCGTGAAGATGATCTGCCCCTCGAGGTCGTAATCCGCCGTCGGCTCGAGGACGTAGATCCCCGAGTTGAGCGGTGGCGCGTTGTCCATCAGGTCGACGCCCTGGCGGTCCTCCATCGGCGTGAGCTTGTCTTCCGCCGAGCGCGTCCAGGAGTCGGTCGTGCGCCGGCCATATCGCGCGCCGCGCGTCTCGTGGAAGCGCGTGTACATCCGATCGATGTCCTTCATCTTGCCCTGTGTCGCCGCCGCGCCCGCACGCAGGGGCTCCCACGGCATGGTGATCGCGAGCGGCGCCGCCAGAAAGCCGGCCGTCAGGAGCGACACCTTCTGATTGTCGGGCAGCGTCACGCTGCCGCCCGTCACCGTCACATAGCCGAGATCGGCGCCGTCGCCCCACAGCCAGACTTGCTGGCCATTGAGATAGCTGAGACCCGAAAAGGTGTTTTTCGGCGTCGTCGAGGACCATCCGCCAGGCGCAGCCGGCGCCGCGCTCTTGAGCGGCCTCGTCACTTGCACATTGGCGTTGTGGCTGTCGATCACTTGCGTGATCACCATGGCGCCGCCATTCGCGCGCACGACATCGTTGACCGCCCACGACATCGCGACACTCGGCGAATTCACCTGGCCCGTACCGACCCAGCAAGGAGGCTGCGTCGGCTGCGCCTGGTTGGTCAGCCCGCTGATCACCAGCCCGCCGCCGCCGACCACTCCAAGGACCGACGACAAGCCGCCATCCACGAAAAATGCATTGTCGATCGTGTCGCCGTCGAAATAGCGCGTCAGCACTTCGACCGTCCGCTGGATCGTCGCGCCGTCGGCCTTGGTCCGCGCCACCTCGAGCCACAGCTCGTCATACGTCCCGTCGGGCGAGGGGATTGTCGCGATGCTTTCCACCACCGGCGGCGCGCCGAAATAGGATCCTCCGAGCTGATGCTGCGCCGGCGCGAAGACTTGCTGGTCGCGATCGTAGGTGAAACTCAGCAGCGCGCCGTCGTTGCGCCGCGCCCAGATCACCTGGTAGGGCGACTGCTGATAGGCAAGATCGGCGATGCCGGATTGATTGAGCGGCAGGCCTTCCGCCGCGCGGCTGATGTTCTCGCTGATCTGGAGTTGATCGGGCCCGAGGTAGCCATTTTGCTGCCAGTAGAAAACCCACTCGCGCAGCTTGCGACCCGTGCGGTCCACGAAGAGAACGGCCTTGCCGATGCGCAGCGGGTTCGCGTTGCTGGCGCTGCCGTATGTCGTCTCCTGGTAGGCCTGCACCGAGTTCGGCGTCAGGGCTTCCGACGTCGTTGCCGCCTGCAGGATGTGTTCGCTGCCGAAAGTGCCGATGCCGAGCTGCATCGCCTGGGCCGAGCCCGCGCCGATCATCCAGTTGATCGCGTCGACCTGGTCGCTGTCGAGAGCCCAATCGAGCGACGACGAAGCCAGCACCGTGCCGTCGGCCTTGCTCGGCGCCATGTTCGTGTAGTCGTTCGACTGCGAGGCCTGCACGCGATTGGGAAAGCCGGGGAAACCGCCGAAGCAAAGCCGCTCCTGCCACAGCCGCACCGTGAACGGATAGCCGTTCGGCCCGCCCCAGGCGCCCATCGCCCAGTTGAGCGTCTTCGTCGGAAACACGAACGGCGAGAGATAGGCCCACTGCACCGTGCCGTCGACCTGGACGGGCGCGCCTGCCGCACTCGGCTCGTTCGCCGTCGAGGAATCCGACTTGCCGCCCAGCACGCACTGGAAGAAGTCGTTCGCGGCGTTCTGCACGACGTCGTTGATGTTGTAGATCGTCGTGCGCTGCAGACGGCTCGCATCGCGCGCGCTGAGCGACGACCAGATCACCGAGCCGTCGAGGATCTCCGAGCCGCCGCCACGCGGCCCATTGCCGGCCGCCGAGGTGCCACCGACCCTGGCAATGTAGTAGGTCACGCCGTCGCCGCCCTTCACGACCGTGTTCGTCTGGTAAAGCGTCTGCGCCGTCCACGACGCGCCGTCGAGATAACCCTGCGCGCCATTGTTCACCATCGCCTGCACACTCGCCTGCGCGACGGTCGGCGACGTCACGCCCGTGATCAGACACCAGCCCCACGAGCCATACATCTTCACGCGCACGGGCCGCCCGACATCCGCGCCCGTCAGGCCGACACCGTTGTCGAGCCCTTGCGTGTTGTCCCAGGTCAGCGTGATCGCACCCGTCGTCCCCGATGGGGTCACGTTGTTCGGCTTGTTGTTGATGTCGAGATAGGGCCCGTCGCGGAACGTCAACACCGTGTAAGTCCACGCCGTGTGCGACGTGCGCGTGAGCTGCGCCGGCGGATAGTTCGGGTGCACCAGGAAGAGCGTGTCGGCCGACTGCGTATATTTGATCTGCGGCAGATCTGCCGTGTGGTAGGGCACGGCGATGTCGACCGGCGTGCTGCCCGACAGCACGACGCCGTCGTTCATGTAGACGCGGATGTTCTGCTCGGAGAACTCGAGCATGTACGCCTGGATGGTCGAGAAGACGAACGGGATCATCCGCGCCATCGCCGCCTGGTTGCGCGTCAGCGCCACCATCAGCGCGCCAGGCCGCGCCGTGATCCCGCCTTGCGGCATCACGACGAAGTTCTCGAGCGTATCGCAACCGTTGAAGTAGGCCTTGTGGTCGACGCGGCCCTTCATGCGCGGGCTGAGCTGCCCCGCCGTGAAGTTGGTCAGGTCGACATCGGAGCGCATCGCTCACCACCGCGAGCGCAGGAGAACGTCGCCGCCCCACTCATCCGGCATCGCCTGTTGCGCGCTCCTGGTGCGGGCCTGCGCCCAGGCATCGGAAAGCGCCGTCTTCGCCTCCTGGCGCTTCGCCGAATCCTGCGTCAGCGCGAGCGCGTTCTGCACCGCGATCTCGAGGCCGAGGACGCGGCAGAACAGCGGCGGGAAGAGTTTCGGGTCCTGGCAGTCGTAGATGTAGATGATGTTGCACGGCACGCCGGCGTTCGACATGAGCTGGTTGCCGAAGACTTCCCAATTGTAGGTCACACCGTTGTTCGGGTCGTCCTCGTACATGCACACATAGTCGCCTGGCAGATCGAACGCCGTGTCGTACTGGAATGCCGGCTTGATGGTCGACGCGGCGAGCTGCGCCTGCCTCTTCGCGAAGCGCCACGGCGCGCCCTCCAGGCACTCCCGCCGGATCCGGTCGAACGAATTTAGGCAGATGATCGCGCGCCGGTAGGGCGCGTTGATGTCGGTGATCAAATCGACGCCGAGCGCCAGCAAACCGATGTTGCAGATCGTGACCTTGCTGTCGGATGCCGCCATGAGAGTTGAAGAGTCACGCGCGGGGTGGAACTCACGAACACCCCGCGCGCTTCTCTCCCCCGGGTTAGTTGCCCATCAGGTATTCGAAGAAGAGGCGCAGGCCGCCCGCGGCAGGCAACGCCGCCACTCCCGTCGTGAGGATGATGTCGTCGTAGCCGCCGCCGCCCTGGTGGCCAGGCTGGTAGCCAGCCGGCTGGCCCGTAAGGGAATCGACGCCGACATACTGCGGCACGCCCAGCGACGTGTAGACGCCCAGCGACTGCGGTGTGGTGACGGTCAGTGTTGCCGCCGCCGACCAGAAACCCGCATCCGACACGTCGTCCGCACGGCCGAGCGCCATCGTTGCCGTAGCAAGCGACACCGACGCGAGCGCCGTGATCGAGATCATCGTGAATGGCACGGGGAGCCGCGCCACGCCGATGATCGAACCCGAGGCCTGCGCCGAGAACGGCACGTCAGCGATGAAGCAGTACTGCTTGCCGTTCTGCAGCGTCGGGATCAGCCCCTGGACGTTGCCGCCCTGGTTGCCGGTGATGATGCCCATCTGCGTCGACCATGAGGTCGCCGGTGTTGGCGTCAGCAGCGGCTGCACTCCCGGCTGCTGCAGGCTTTTCGGATCCGGCGGCCCACCTGGCGTGTGATACGGATCAGGGTGTGCCGAGCCTGGCTGTTGCGTCGGATGTGCCGTGCCAGGTTGCGTCGACGCATGCGGATCGGCGCCGGCGCGCGCCGCCGTGCCCGCTGGCGGTTGCGTTGTGGCGTGCGCAGGTTGTGTGGCCTGCGGATTTTGAGGATCGCCTTTGTGTGACATGTGCTTGCGCTCCTTTCTGCGCCTAGAGGCACTTGATTTCGACGACCTTGGCTTCCTCGAGCCGCGCACCGCCGATGGACTCCGCGCAATAGACGTACTGCGAGAACCGCTTGTCGGGCCGCACAGCCGAGTTGCTTTCGATGTCCTGGTTGATCCCGAGACCCATGCCCGACTTCCGCCACGCGGGCACGCGCCAGTAGTTCGATGCATCCTGCTGAATGCGCTCGGAGTGGATGAAGCGGAAGCCGACGAAGGTGTCGATCTTGCCGTCGTACAACGCGCGCACCGTGTTGTAATCGGCGGACGTGGCTTCCGTTGTCTTCAGCAGGTCGCCCTTCTGCCGGCCCTTGACGAGGATGAAACGCTCTTCCTCCTCGTCGCCTTCCGCCGCGTCGAGCGCCACGGATGCCGAGATCAGTTTCGACACCGTGAGGCCCGCGTTGCCCGAGCCCGTGCCGTACGACCAATCGGCAACGCCGACGACCGTGCCGCCTGGCGCGGGCGGTTGGCTCTCGTTGTTGCCGTTCGGCCAGGTCACGACCGTCGAGCCGGTGTGGCCTGTGTACGCCGTGCCGAAAAACGCCTGGATGACCTCGTCGTCCTGCCCGCGCCGCATCGCTGCAGCGCCCGCAATCGCGTACTGCGACTCCGGGTCGATCAACAGCTTCAGCTTGTCGAGCTTGTCGATGAGGTCGCCAAAATCGTAATCGTACGGCGCAACACGCCTGCGCAGATGTTGCGTGTTCATGATCGGCGAATCGTCGTGACGGGTTGTGACCTTGCGGGCATATGTCGGCGCAAGCTGTTCCATGTATGCGCTGTCGCCGGTGATCTGCTCTTCGATCACTTTCCCGCGCAGTCGGGCGTCTGTTTGCTGTGCCAGATGGCGCACATTCGATCCGAATTGCTGCACCATCGCATCGGTTACGGTGAAGCTCATTTGCGCTCTCCGTCGTCCCGGTTCTCAACCGGGATTTGGTTGGACTAGCGCGTGGTGACCATCACCACGCGCTTGACGCGAGTGACGGCTGAGCTCCCCGATCCTGCCGTACGAAGCCGGCTACATTGGACCCGTGCCTTGCGCTTAACGCCCGCTCGGCGCTGCCTACCGATCAGACCCGCGAACGCGAGCTACCTGACTCTCGGCGCAAGCTTCTGTTCTCCCTCTTGCTCTGGATACGCGGCCTCGTAGAGCCGCGCGATCTCGTCGAGCGCCTCCTGGCGCCCGGGCGCGTTCTTGTCCCTGAAAGACTTGTTGTCGCGAAACGCCTGTTCCTTTTCCGCGATCTGCTTTTTCGCGTTCTCCATGCTTGGCCGGTCTGCGAAACCGCCTTCGCCTTTGCCAAACAAGCCATCCTCCTTGAGCTGCGCGCCCATCATCGCGAACACCTGCGCAAGTGCGGGGTTGTTGCCGAGGCCCGTGGCGCTCAATTCCTTGGCGAGCGCATCGCCCACGCCGGCCTTCTTCGCGTAGTACTGCACCGCCGCTTCCGCATTCTTGACGTGCCCGTCGTAGTCGCCGCCCCACTTCTCGCGCAGGGCGGTCACGGTCTTCGCCATTTCCGCTTTCGACGCATCGCTCGCCAGGGTCGCGATCTTCCCCTGCAGCACGTCCCACTCGGGGCGGCCGCGATCGAGCTGCGCCTGGGAGACGCCCATCTTGTAGAGGATCGGCGCGATCTGCTTCTGGAAGTCGGCATCGGCGGCGGAATAGTCGCTGCCGTCGGCGCGCTTGCCGAAAGCGTACTTGTCCGCCGCCTCTGGCCGCCCAACGGCCTTGTAGAAGCCATCCCAGCCGGCTTCGTCCTTCGCGTCCTTGGGAACGAGCGCCAGGCGCGCCTTGTCGGCGCCCACCATCTTTTGCGCGTTCGAGAAGGAGCTGTAGAGACCTTCGTCGTCCTTGATGTCGCGGAAGGAAGGATCGTTGCGATACTTCTCGGGCAGGCGCTCGGTGAACGGGCGCTGCGTGTCGGCGTATTTCTGCGCCAGCGTGCCGACGTCCTTGATGTCCTTGAAGGCGCCGTGCGCGCGCAGCGGCTCGGGCAGCGTGCCGATGAACTCGCCGTTCGATTGTTGCTGCTGCTGCTGTCCCTGGTCGCTCATGGCGATTTCCTGGCGGCGTTGCGATTGCCGATCGGCGCGCCGTGCGGCCGGCGGTTCCAGATCGTCGCCACCGCTTCGAATTGGCTCTCCGTGATCTCCTCGCGCGAGATCACGCGGAAGCACCCGGGCGCGTAGTACTCCACCCGCAGGATTGCGTGACGGCCGCCCTCGAGCGCCACGATCACGTCACGCCGCTCCGGTTTCTTCGCGATCGGTCCTGCGCTCAATCGTCGTCTCCCTGCGGCACGCCCGCGAGAGGGGCCCATTCTTCCGATGCATCCCGCAACATCGAACGGATCCAGAGAGTGCCGTCGTCGCACAACGCATAGAGATCCAACTGGGTGTCTCCGTCGGCGTGCTTGTTCGCGGCGTAGCCGATGCTCATGGTCGCGATCTGGATGATCTTCCTCATTCCGGTCCCTTCCCCTTGAATTCCACCACCGGGATCAGCGCGGCGACTTGCGGGATCGGTGGCACCTGTTGCCATTCGCGCGCGCCATCCCTGCCGCCCAGGATCGGGATGCGCCACATCGTGCCGTCGTCCATCAGCGCGAAGAGCAATTCGGTCACCTGTCCCGAGCCATAGGTGCTCGACGCCGCCGCGATCTGGATCACCTTGGGGGCGTTTACCTGTGCTTCTGGCGGCGGAAGGTTCTTCTCGCCCGCGCGCTGCGCCGCTACGGCATTCTCCGCTATGGTCTCCTCCACCGGCTTCGTCGCCGCGGGCCACGGCCCTGCAATATCAAATGCCCGCCGCAGCATCGCCATCGCGTCATGCGCGATGACCAAATCCTTCGCCACCGTCAGCGTGTCGACCTTCGTCAAGCCCGCATACTCGCCGATGTCCGTCCAAAGCGACCCGTCTTCCCTGATCCACAGGCACCTGTTCTTCTTTTCCGAGAAGTCGCAGATGTGAAACTCCAGATCGGCAAGCGGCACGAACTTCTTTTTCGGCCTGCTCTGCCGCTGCTTCTCCTGCTCCATCTCGTAGGCCATGGCCTCTTTCAACTTCAACGACATCATCACTCCACCAGCCTCTCCAGCTCCTCGCGCGTCGAGGCCTCCGCGAGCGCCATCATCTCGGCTTCCGTCCAGCGCAGCTCCTTGACGATCTCGAGCGCCAGCGAACGGCGCCCCTCGTAGAAGCGGCTGTCGGAAGGATCGGGCGCCGTCTCGAGCATGCCGGCGCGGCGCATCAGATCGAACAGCACGCGCCGGCCGTCCTCGGTCGCGTACACCGCGTGATACGCCTGGGAGACCGCCGCGCGCCGGCGAAAGCCCTGCAGCGCCTGGGCGATCGACTTGCGCGCGGTCTCGATGTCCGTCATCCCGCGAGCCTCGCTGCGCCTATCGCGGCGCGATATTTCCCGCCGAGCCCGAGCGCCTTCTCGAACCGGCGATATTCCGGCGTGCCGGTCAGGACGAACTCGATGAAGGCCTTGTCGAAGTCGCACTTGAAACCGTGCGGGCGCTTCAGCCGCGCGCACTCCTCGAAATCGCGGACCACGCGCGCCGAGAGAAGATGCTCGGCCTTCAGCTCGCCCTTGTGCAGCTCGCAATAGTGCAGGGTGGTGAACATCTTGATCGGCTTGTGATCGGGCGCGAACGGCGTCTTCGAACAGACGATCAGCCTGGGCGCGCGCGAGGGCGTGTTCGGGCAGTGCAGGTTGAATGCCAGCGAGAGCATGTGATCGCAGAGTTTGTCGCGTGACGTCATGCGTGCCCCACATGGCCATCCGCCATGCCCTCGAAATGGCTGAGCTGCTCTCTGAGCAGCACGATCACATCTTCGCGCTCGGCATTGCTCATGTAGTTGCAGCGGCCAGCGTCGTTGAAGGGAAACACCATCAGCACGAAGCCGGTCGTGCGCTCCGTCGTGTTCTCGTTGAAAAAATGGTCGATCGCGCGCGCGAGTTCGCCCATCTTGTTCTGATATTTCTCCTCGACGGGCCCGCTGCCGATCGTGTGATCGCTCATGCCGCCGCTCCCTGTGCCGGCGCGTTCTCGTTGGCGCCGCCCGTCATCGTCTGGTGCGCGTCGGCCATGTTGCCAACCGCCTGCGCGCCCTGGTTCGCGGCGCCCGCCATGGTCTCCATCGTCTGCGCCTGCTGTTGCTGTTGCTGCGCCTGGGCCTGCGCTTCCATTTCCGCCTGCATGCGCTCGGGCGACTTCAACGCCGCAACCGGCGCGTTCAGGTCGAGCTGCGTGCGCCGCATGATCCACTCGATGTCGAGGATCATCGGCGACTGCGGATCCATCTGCTTCAGCACCATCTGCCGCTCGATCAGTTTCTGGATGGCGTCGTTCTCGCTCGACCGCTGCGCCAGTGCGATCGGCGAGACGTAGTCGACGTGGAGCTGCTCGCCGCTCAGTTCCGGCGGCGGCGGCGGGAAGGGCGAGCCAGGCCCGAAGCGCAGCGCCTTCGAACGGCGCCACAGGATCGCGAAGCAGCGGTCGATCAGCGGCCCCGTCCATTCCTCGTTCATGCGCGCGAGGAACGGCGAGAGCGCCATCATTTCCTTTTCCCGGCGCTGCATCCAGTAGGTCGCCGTCGAGCCCTTGCCCTCGCTCGCGGGATCCTCGGGATCGGACGGCATGTGCAGGAGGTCGACGAAGAACACGCGCCCGATGGCGCTGCGCAGCGCATTGAGCAGCTCGTTGCCGATGGGGATGTTGGTGCCCATCTGGATCGCGTTGATGCGATCGTCGGGGCGCAGGCCTGGCCGGCGGAAGATCAGCGAGCCTGGCACGGTCCTGATCGGCACGATGTAGCCGTCGTCGGGCAGCTCGAGCGGCGGATCGATCGTCTTCTGCGAAGCCTTCAGCACCAGGCGCACCGCTTCGTTCAGCATCTTCACGTCGGGCAGCGCGGTCGCGCCCGGGCCGCGGCCATAGACTTCGTTCTGCGCCAGCGAATAGCGCGGCGTCAGGTAGATGAATTCGTTGTTGCCGCCGACACTGATCACGTTCTTGTCGTGTTCGCCGACATAGACGCTCTCGTAGGCCATGTGCAGCTTGTCGGCGCGATCGACGTTGCGGTTCCTGCGCGGCTGCACGCGATGGTGAAACCAGAATTTCTGCGAGCCCTTGCCGTCGGCGACAGCCTTGTTCGGTCCTTCGCCGGCCCCTTCGCCCCACTGTCCGACAGCCTGGTATGCGGTCCATTCCCAGCGGCGCGACAGGCGGTCGACGCGGTCGTTTTCGTTTTCGTCCCAGCGGCATTCCTTCATGTGCCGTGTGCTGAACAACGGCATGCCGTTCCTGCCTTCCATGATGCCCATGCACGCGGTGCCGATCGAGCCGATGTCGTCGTAGACCTCCTGGCTCTGCGAAGCGAAGTTGTAGCGCGCGCTGTTGAACACCGCGTAGAGCGCGAGCGTCGCCGCGTCGAGCCAGGCGCGCACGCGATAGAGCGCGTTCAGCGCGTCGTTATCCGGCATCAGCGAGAACCACAAGAGCGTCGAGCTGGTGAGGAAGGAATGGCACGCGGCGCGAAACTGCTCGCGCGCCCAGAGCGGATAGGAATCGTAGACCCACTGCATGCGCTTCTGGCCAGGCGAGCGCGTCACGGTGTAGTCGGCGCGGTCGGGATGCATGTAATTGCTGATCTGTTGCCAGTGCGTCATCGTCTGGCCGGCAACGGCATCGCGCCGTTCCCAATCGCGGATCACCTCGGCGGCGAGATCGTCTTCGTACATCTACGCCCCCAGGAGCGACTTCTTGGCGACTGTCGCCGGCGTCGTCACGCCGGCCCCGCCCGTCAGCACCGTCGCCTGCCGGCCGTAGGTGTCTTCCGCGGCGCGGACGCTCGCCATCTGCGCCGCCTGGATCGCCGGATCCGCGCCGGTCGGCGCGTTGGGCGTGTTGCGCTGTGGCACATGTGGAGAGAACAGGCTCATAGCGGTCTGAACACCTCGCTTCTCTCGAGTGACCACCCGTCATGCGGATGGGGATTGGAATCGGCGAAGCGCGGCAGCGGATGCGAGGGCGACACCGGCAACGGCCCGACAATCGCCAGAACCTGCGCCTGGCTCACCGGCTTGTTGCCGTTCGCGGTGTACTGCGCCGCCATCGCGGCATCGATGTCCGCGGTCGGCACCACGCCTGGCGCGTATTGGTAGAGATTGGCGCGCAGATCGTAATCCGCCATCAGGTCCTCTGCGTCCCCGCTTGCGCCATGCTCTTCGCGACGGCGTTGTCGGGGGCAACCGCCGTGAGTTTCAGCTTTGTGATCTGATAGGGGCCCGGGATATGTGTACCGGCGCTGCCGGCGGCATCGCCGCTCTCGACCTTGGCGAAGGTTTCGGTGATCGCGCGCTGCACCATCGGCAGGAAGTCATCGACAAAACGAAGATCGATCGTGCCCTTCCACTCCCAGATCTCGTTTTCCGGTGTCGTGCCGCTGATGTCGTAGTTGTACTGGATCATCGTTTTCTCCCTTCAGGGTGTCCTGATGGTCGCGTTGATCGGGCCTTCCTGTTTCGGCGGCGGATCCAGCACCATGTAGTTGCCGCCAGGATCGACGGCGTCGATGTTGAAATAGCCGTTGTTGAGGTTGGTGAACTGCACCAAAAGCGGATCGTCGACGGCAAACACGCTGAACTCGCCGCCGATGGTGCCGGTGATCTGGTGCGTCGTCGCGTTGAACGTGAAATTGTCGGTGATGAGTTTCGTCATGCCCAGATCGCGCGTGTAGCTGCGCGTAGCCGAGCCCTGGTCAAGATCGATTTGCTGCTGTGTCGCCTTGATCCGCGTTCCTATGCTGTCTGGCATCGCCCACGCTCCTCAATTGCATTGCCGGATGCTCGCCGCACCAATCGCCGGGACGCTTGTCGACCTGTTGCGGGAAGCGTTTGCATTGTCCGTACACGAACACATGCTGGCCGAGATCGACGCGCTGCGCGCCTTCTGGCGGCGTTTTCGGCGGCACATAGAAATGGCACGTCGCGCATTCGATCCTCCGCGTCATCCGACGACCTTGAACTCGCCGGCCTTCTTGCCTTCGTGCACGCCGACGACCCAGGCCACTTTCGGCGAGCCAGGCACGAAGATCGCGAGGTCGAATTGCTTGTCGTTGAGCGCCGCGTCGAGCGAACCCGTGCCGTCCTTCGAATGAACCCGCGCGATCACGCCGGCGAATTCGATCAGCTCCGCGTGATAGGTCGAGCCTTCGAAGCGCACGCCGTCCTTCACCGTCACGGTGTGCTGATTGGGTGGAACCTCGTAGGTGACAGGATCACCGAGCTTCGCCATGACCGCGAAGCCGGCCTGACGTCGAACACGGCGTCAATGGTCAAATGGATTCCATTCGAATTCCGCCTGGGAGCCCGCGCGCGCCAGGTTCCAGTTGTCCTTGCGACCGCGGATCTCGATGTCCTCGCCACCGGCGGACAGGACGTATTGCAAGGCGTCGTGAACATGAGAAAAGCGATTTTTCTCAGGCTCCTCCGACCATCTGTTCGCACCAGGCACATGCATCAACCGATAGCGATAACCGGAATTGAATCCCTCGCGCAGGGCAGGACAGGCGAGCGAAACTTCCAGACCCGCCTCGCCGTCGATCAGCATGGTGAGTGGACGCCTGACCGCCTCGAGCCGCGGGATGATCGCATTGGTCGGCGCCGCTTCGACACGGATACCCGCCTCGTTGCCGACGATCTCGATCCAGCTCGCCTCGCCCATGCGCTTGTCCGCACCGTATGCGGCGGAAGGATCGGCCCAGGCGCGGATCTGATCGGCCTGGGTGGTTGGGAAATGTTCGTGCAGCACGTCGGCGACGTTGCGGCCAAAGCGGATCGGACCCGTGCCCTGTTCGCTCAACAGTTCGCGCAGGATGCGCCACTTCCCGTTCGCCAGTTTCTGCGTGAACACGGCCGCTGGCTGGCCGCCGGCGTCGAGCCCGATGCGGATCGGAAACCCCGGCACCGCCTCCAGCACGCGGCCTGCGCCGTGGATGGTCTCGTTGAATTCCGGGTAGACGGGCTTGCCCTCGCGCGAATAGCCCGGGCGGTTTTTGATCATCCGCTCGACGTACCACTCGGGCTGGCCCGCCATCTGGATCGTGTAGTAGTCGCGCGGCAGATTGGAGATGTTCTCCGCGCGCGCATCAAGCCCGCTCGGCTGCTTCAGCAGCAACACGTCGTCGGGCGTGTCGCGGAAGATGTCCTCGTAGAGCCAGGAGCTTTCTTCCGGCGCGTTGCAGTCGCCGATGATCCCGTACCAGGAGGGCCCGCCCTCGTTCATGTCGGGAAAGCGGCCGACGCGGCCTCGCGCGAACAGATAGACCTCGCGCGCGAGCAGATCCAACTCAATCAACCACACGCACGTCATCTCGTAGCCGCGCATGACGTCTTCGACGGCGTTCTCGCCGATCGCGACGAGATCCATGTCGAAGCGGAGCTTGGTTCCGTCGCCGAGGCCAAACATCAGGTTGAATTGCGACGGCGCGTTCGCCGCCCCGCTCCACTCGCCGGCGCTGCGCGGTAGCAATTTGTGAATTGACGGAATAGTGGCGCGATGAAGCTGGCGGTAATTCTCCTGGACGCATACAAGTTTGAACTTGCGTACGCCGTCGATGCTCGACGGCTTTTGTTGTGTGCCGAGCCTGATCGCCTTCATCAGAACGGTGCGGGTCTTCCCCGACCCGATGGGACCATTGAGCAGGTTGACGAAACGTGTGTCGCGCATAAAGCGCGAGCTGACCGGCCCAGGCGAGATCCACCTGAGATCCAGGAGGTCCACCTCAGTCGACCCCGTCCTTCAGCACGGTCGCCGTGAGCGTGATGATCTCGTCGTTGTCCTCGCCCGCATTCCCAGCGACGTGAGGATCCTCGTTGATGGTGAGCGTAATCACCTTGTGGTTGGTGAGATCGACGGCGAGTGGCAGCTTGGGCTGCACGTACGGCAGTGCCGCGATGATCGACAGGCGCTGTTCGGCGAGGGCCTCGAGTTTGGTGCAGCCGAGCGAGGCGGCAAGTTCCTCCGTCGGCGCGGAATAGATCTGCGCCAGGCGCTCCAGCGGATGGCGATATTTCGCGAGCAGATACTGCGCCATCGCCTCGGTGCGACGGTTCCTCGATCCTTTCCGGCGTCCGGGTTTGCCAGTGCGCTCCCGGATCGCCACGACCTTGGCGTTCACCGGCAGGCCCAATTGCTCCAGTTCGAGCTGGATTTCCTCGTCATCCGCCTCGTAGGCGTCGACGGCAGCGCGTAGCGCGGTCTTCTCGCCGGTCATCGTTTTCCTGAAGTGCGCTCCCGCACCCCCACCCGTATCGGCGTGAAAACAACCCCAACGTCAACAGCACCGGAACAACAGCTAAGCTCAGCGTCAGAGGACGCGAGGGGCCTCGCTCGGCAAACCCGGGGGTACCCGCCGCCGATCGCCGGATCCACACCGCTCAAGGGCAGCTCGAGCGCCTGGGCCGAGCGCCGGCGCGCGCGTGGGCCCTCCTTTGCGCTAAGTCTTTGATCTAACAGGAAAAGCGCCAAGGCCAACAGACATCAAGACCGTCCGGTTTAGCCGAATTCCCCAGCAAATCCAGGCGCTTAGCTCAGGCCCAGGCGACATCCGCGGTCGCATCGGCGCCCAGGCGCCGGCGATTCCGTGCGCCGATCGGCGGCCGATCGGCCGCGCCAGGGCGCGCGGCGCCGGCCCAGGCGCGCGCGCGCGCTCTAGTTATGAGTCCCCTTTTTTGGCAATTGTTTATTGATTTCAGCGGCTTGGAACTTGCCTGTTCTAGCCGATGGAACAGCTAGAACAGCGCCGGGAACAGCTTAAGTCATTGATCTGATTATGATTTCTCAAGAAAAAGAGAGATGTTCTAGCTGTTCCAGGCCACAAGGACCTATGACGCGCGCGCTCGCGCCCAGGCGCGCGCTCGCCTGTATGCCGGCGCCTGGAACGCTAGAACATCCTAACCAATTGAAATACCACGATATTCTCATTCCAGCCTATCTCAGGTTGCGCGCTTTCTAGAACATCAACCCGCTGACGTTTGGCCTTGCTTGATCTTCCATGGGTCAGGGCCCGCGCTAGCAATTGCGAGCGTGCGGCCGTCTGTCGCAGGTCGGGGAAACCCAAGCTTTCGCTGTTGCTAGCGCGTCTTTCGCGCGCCTGGGTCACTCGCAATTGCTAATTCTCCCTTGCTTGTGTCACTCGCAATTGCTAGTGAACAGAAACCGGCGATGGCCGCCGGCAAACAGGAGCGTAAAAAATGCGTGTTCGTTCGAAGCAAGTCCCTTGCGCCTATGATCTCTCCCGCGTCAACGCGGCGATGCTCGCAAAAATCACGGAAGGGAAATGGGCCCATCTTTTCGAGGAAACGCCCGAAAGCCTCTTGGCCGTCGATAGCGATGCGAAAACCATCAAAGGCAATAAAGTTCTGGGCAAGAGTGGACGGCCGATCAAAACGGCCGTCATGTATCTGGCGCCGCATACGCTGAGCGGCGAAAACCTTTGCGCGATGGCTCACCTTGCGGGTTGCGATGGTCCCTTGTGTCTATTCACCGCGGGTAAGGGTGAGCTTTCGTCGACGATGGCCGGCCGTTTGCGCAAAACGCTTTTTTTCCTGCAACATCGCGAGCGTTTTATCGCGATGCTCATGAAAGAAATCGCCGCGCTAGTCGCGAAATGCGAAGCGGAAGGCTTTGAGCTTGTCATCCGATTGAACGGGACGAGCGATATCCGCTGGGAATTGTTGGGTATCCCCCAGGCATTCCCCAGGACGCAATTTTACGATTATACAAAACTACCAAATCGCCGAAATGTGCCGGCAAATTATGATCTAACGTTCAGCTATAGCGGTACGAAAGCGTATGCGCCGCATGTCGCGCGTGCCATCGCGGCCGGCGAGCGTATCGCGGTCGTTTTCCGATCGGAAAAACTGGTCAAGGCCAAGCTCGCGCGCGGCGAAACGTTCATGGGTCTTCCGCTCATCGATGGCGATGACAGTGACGTGCGCCACCTGGAGCCAAAGGCTTGTGTTGTCGCCTTGTATGCCAAGGGCCGCGTCGCGCCCAAGGACAAGAGTGGATTTGTCCAGGACTAACATCCTAGGACCCAGGCGCGCGGGCGCCTGGGTCACTAGCCATTGCGAGCATGCGACATTCTGTCCATTGCCTAGCGCGCTCGCAATTGCTAGTGAACAGAAACCGGCGATGGCCGCCGGTTCGAAACAGGAGAATAAAAAAATGTTGAAAGTTGATCTAATCAATCATTGCCACGTTGACCGCCACGGAATTGAGTACAAATGGGGCGTTTTCGACGAAACCGGCTATCTCGTTTCAGGCGGCTTTCGCTCGCATGGGGATGCCTCGGCCGAGCTTCAGCGCCTCGAAACGCCGGCGGACCCTTACGCTACCCATCGCAAGTTGCTTGTTCACGCGGCGACCGTCTATGACCGCAAGATGATGGCACGCCCGAAATTCCATCAATCCATTTACGCCCTGGGCCACTATCTCAGGCGCATCGATGATTGCCTGGAGGATGTTCGCAAAGGCGCAACGCCGCGCCAGGCGCTCATCGCGGGATTTAATGGGCCACTCTTGACCGCACTCTTGAAGGCGCTCGGCGAGTCCAAAGCAACACAAGAGGAAACCGACGCTAAGGAGCGCCGCGGCGGCCTCGTTTATGTCCCGGTCACGGGCGAAACCAATTGGCTCTGAAAACAGGAAAGGAACTGACCCATGACGTTTTCGCAATTTTGGTTCGCGCTTAATCTGGCGCTCAAGGATCGTGGCCTAGCGCCGCTGTTGTTTGGCGAAGCGCGCGTTCTGTGGGACGCGGGCAAGGAAACGGCCAGGTGATAAAGGCCGAAATGGGCCGCCGTGAGGCGCCCCCATCGCGGCGTAAGGCGCCGCCTGATGATGGCCATCAGAAACTCAAAACAGGAAAAAGACGATGACACAAGAAACCCGCACAGGTTTGGCATACGCGCGCGCGCCCCAGATGCGCCGCTTTACGTTCGTCGACACTGAACACCAGGCGCACTGGAAACGTGTCGACAAAGGCACTGCGCAAATGGAAGTGACCACCCATACAGGCCGCCCGTATCTCTCATTCGACGCTGTCGAAAAGGCCGGCAACGGTGTCACGAAACGCACGATGCTCACCTTAGACCCCAAGCTCGCGCGAGAATTCTACGAGTGGCTTAAGACGATCTATGAGCCCCAGGCGGGCGAGCTACTCCAGGCGCTTAAACGCTGGCAACGGTTCGCGCGCGACAATGGCTGGACCGACGCTGACTATCACGACGCGAATGGCATGGGTTGGATAAGCGCCATGGATGACGCTATTGCCAAGGCGGAAAACAACAATTCCCCCTGATGTCGCCGACGGTTAAGCGTTTATTCGTCGATGAGCCTACAAAACGGGCGACCGCTAACATGGCAACTATTCAAAGTTGAACGTACTAGCAAAGCATCAATCGCCCACTTAAAAACGAACCATCACCGGAAAGGAACCAGCGAAGTGAATACGATTGGCAAGCGTGTGAGGCACGCTCGCGAGCAAAAGGGAATGTCGCAAGCAGAGCTTGCGCGCACGGTCGACATCGCCCCTTCGTCGATGCATCTCCTCGAAACGCGCAAAGGCGGAAGCTCGCACATGTTTGCTCTCGCCCAGGCGCTTGACGTCAACATCGAATGGCTCGCGACCGGCAAAGGTCCGATGAGAAAGCGAAGCGAAAAACTCGCGAGGCTTGCACCTCAATTGCTCGCAATTCTTAAAGAAGCTATCGCAGCGCATAGCCACAACAACAACGAACCCGAGTGGATCACTAAAGCTCGATCGATCGTTGAACGCGCCGACGATTGATCACAACATCACAAAAAAAAAAGACCCCGCCAGGTTTCACGCCTGGCGGGGTTTTCTTTCTCCAACAAAAACAGGTTCAGGCTGCCGGTGACGGTGTCGGCGTTGCGCTGCTACCGCCATTCGATGGCGGTGTTTGTGCCGGCGGGTTTGGCAATGCAACGGCCGTCCATCCATGTTGCGGCGACCAGCCCATGTGCCAATCAAGTCCCGGCAGACTTGGCAAGCCTGGGCCGCCGGCCGGGGCCATCGGATGCGACGGCGCACCAGGCGCGCCAGGTGCGCCCGCTCCCGGTGCCGGCACATGCGACGGATGACCACCAAAAACGCTGCCGCCACCACCTCCGTCGCCCACGCCAGAGAGCGGCATGATGAGTGCGAGATAAGGCTGCTGTGCCATGTGATTCTCTCCTTTGAATCCTGCGCGAATTGGGACGGCTACGAGATACCTGCTGTCGTCCTCCGATGCTTGGGAAATCTCCGCTGTTTACAAATAATTCACGCCGACGATTGATCACAAAAGAAAACCCCACCAGGCCACGACTCGCCTGGCGGGATTTCTCTCTGTCGAAGAATTGACGTTGCAAACAAGTGGCGGGAAAACACCTCCTTTGGTTTCGACGTTTCCAAAAAAAAAAGCGGGCGGGCTGACATCGATGGGGCGACACGCGCCCGCCCGAGTTTCCGGTGTCACAGTGGGTTAGCTGGAGCCGACACCGGCACTGTCAATCACTTCCCCTTTTTTGCTTTCGGTTTGGGCATGCCGGCCTTGCGCATCGCGATCGCGACGGCCTGCTTTTGCGGCCGGCCCGCGCGCATTTCCGTCTTGATGTTGCTCGAGATCGTCTTCTGGCTTCTGCCTGGCTTCAGTGGCATGGGTTGTTTTCTCCTTTGCCGTTCGTTGTGCGGATTCCAATTCGCCGCGCAATTGCAGCACCTCTTTGCAGAGCGATTTGATGCTGTCGTTCAGCCAGAGGTGAGACCACATCAGGAATTCGAGTTTTTCGTCGAGCGTCAATTCATTGAACAACTGCGCAGCGGCCAGGCGCAGCGGCGTTGCCGTCTGTCCCCACTTCGCCATCTGCTCGCGCAGTAGCTTCACCCTTGTCTGCTCGTCTCTCATGTCTCGCCCTTCGCGACCGGCATGCGATCGCTGTCGCTCCAGCGCATCACGCTCGCCTGGCCGTCGTCGTCGCCGAATTCTTCCTCGTTAAAGAGCGTCTCCCAGGGAATGAACACCACATAGGTCAGCCGACCATCGATGCGAATGCGCCGCCGCCGGCCCGTCTCGGGATTGTGCATCTCCGCGCCAGGGAGGCGGCGCAACATGTCGGTCCATCCCGACGTCGAGCCGGCGCGCATGTGCCACGGCGTGCCGACGAGAAGCTCGGCCAGCCCTGCGTGTTCGGTCGCGATCGCGACAATCCACCTCGGCGCCTGGTTGTTGGAGTCATACGGTTTGCCGCCGCTGTGCCGGAAAGTGCGAAACCCGATCTGCGTCAGCGCCGTGCGCGCATCACTCTGATCTTCCTCAACACTCCCCTCCACGTCCGCCCGCGCCCTGCGTACCAGTTTCGAGATGGTCATCTGCCGGCCGCCACGCGCGCCAATAGCCACCTTCAACTGCAAGAGCCAATTGATGTACTGCTGTTGATGGGAAAGGTTCTCGGCAACCTCGGCAGTTTTCGACGCCAGCAGCCAGGAGGCGAGGGCCTTCGCGCGCTGTTCGCTCACGTCGTCGAACATGACGAGATCATAGGCCGTCAGCGCCGAGCCGAATTGATCGGCCGAGCGGCGATCGTGGCCGAGCTGGAACAATTCCCGGCGATAGGTGAACAGCGTTTCCTGATAGCGCGGCCACTGACCAAGCAACCGGCCGCGAAGCTCCCGGCCCAGGCGCTCGAGCATCGCTCTCGAGCCCCACACTTCTTCGACCTGGTCCTTCGCGACGTCCTTCGATTCGCTCGCCAGGCGCGCCGGCGCCGCCGAATCCAAAAGCCCCAGCTCGATCACGAAGACGCGGTTCAGCACCTGTTGCTTCAGGCCCGGGAGGTTGATCGCCGACAGCACGAAGCAATTGCGCGCCACGAAGCTGTTGGTCTCGGCACCTGGCGTGCCGCGATCGAGCGTCTCGCCGCTGCTTGCCAGGATCAGCAGCTCGATCAGCTCGTCGGCGCGCGTCGAGTTGTAATTGCGCTCCATCTCGTCGAGGAACACGGGTTTCGTCGTCTGCCCCACCAGGCGCGCGACCGCGGCCTGGGTGGCGTTACCCGACGAGATGAAGGCGTCTGTCCCAATGATCGCCTTCAGCCCGCCGAGCAGCGTCGACTTGCCGGTGCGAGACTCACCTGTCACCAGCATCATCGGACGCCAACCAGGTGCTGCGCCCAGCATGGCGCAACAGATGTCTCCCAGGATCAGAACCGGATCTATGAATTGCCGCGCATAGTGCCAGGTGACGAGCCGCTCCATCACGCGCGCGGCTGGGCCTTCGACGGTCGCCCACTCCTCGGGGCCCCAGTTGGGCGTGGCGTGGCGCGCGCCATCGCCAGCGGGCGCGTCGAGGATCGGCTCGGGTAGCTTTGGCGCGGTCGGATAGACGAGCTTGCCGCGCAGTCCGGTGCCGGTGCGCCCTCTCGACGTCACCAGGATGTCGCCGCAGTGAAAAACCAGCGTGCCGTCGTCCTCGACCCAGCAACCGACGTCGCGCACCTTGTCGCGCGGGTTCCAAAGGCCGGCCATCTGGCACGTCTTGATCAGGATCGGCGACAGCTCGCCGTGCTTCCATTCGCCGGTGCGATTGCCATGCTTGTCATAGCTCGGGAAGGTCACGATGAGATAATCATCGCCACCAAAGATCGCGAGGATGTTGTTCCGGCTGATCTCTTTCGCCTCGAGCATGATCACCTGGCCGACAGCGTCGAGGAAATAGTAGTGCAGGCCCAGATGCCCAAGACATTTGACCGGCGCGTCTGGCGGCAAAAACGGCGGCGGCGGCGGCGGATAGAAGGGTGGCTGTTCGTCCTTCTTCTTGGGCTTGTTCTTCTTTGGCTTGGCCTTAGCGCGATCGAACTCGGCGGCCATTTCCTTCTGCCGCTTCGTCAGGTCGATCACGTTGGTGTCGTCCTCGCTCATTCGCGCTTGTCGTTCTGCCAATCGTTGAAATCCTTGTAGTCGGCATTCGCGCGCACGATCACCGGCTCGATGCCGCGCGCGGCATAGCGGTCCATCGCGCGATCGAGCGCCTGGGCCGCATTCGGTTTCTTGTCGTTGTCGGCGACGATGTAGACGCCGCCGATCCTGTCCTCGGGCAATTCCACGTTGGCGATGTTGCCCAGTGCCACGGCCGCGAGGCAGCGCAGATCCGGCCGCACCAGCGCAGCCGAGAGCGCGTTCTCGATGCCCTCGGCAATCACGATCCACTCGCCCTTTGGCGCCTCGGCGAGCGACTTGCCTGACGCGCCCTTGGTGAGCCGGATGGATCCGCCGGCATACTTGCCCAGCACGCGCTTGGCCGAGACGGGGTGGCCGTCGCGCGTCTGGTTCCTGAACGCCTTCACCCAGGCGCCGGCGGTGCCATCCAGATAGGTGCGATGGCACGCAATCATGCCGCCGCGCGCCGAGATGTTGGCGAGCATCGCGGGGATGCGAACGTCTTCCGGCATCGCCAGGCAATCGGGCGCCCAGCGCAACGCGCGCGGCGGGCCGTCCTTGAGCTTCAGCACATCGATGCCGCGGTTCAAAAGATAATGCGAGGCCGGATCCGTGCCGTCGAGCGGCTTGGCGGCGAGCCAGATAGCTCGAGCTGTGGCGCGATGGCCGGCCTCGCGGGCCCGCTCGCGATCGTCCTGTTCGCGGCGCGCCTTGGCCAGGGCGGCGGCCTCGCGCGGGCTCGGCGCGATGCTGTCGTCGGCGAGCCCGAGCCAGTTCAGCGCCCACTTGATCGCCTTGCCGTTGTCGCCGCCAAACTGCATGACTGCGATCAGGTTGATCAGGTCGCCGCGTTCTTCCTGCAGCGGGTCAGCCCAGTTCGCGTAGATCCCGCGCGACAGCTCCACCGAAAAATTCCCGATCTTGCCGCCTCTCGGGTCACGCGGATCCTTCACCCAGTAATTGTTGCCGTCGCGCACGCCGTCGAGACCGAGACTCGAACACAAGCTCACGGCACGCTGCCGCAAAAGCTCGTTGATCTCCTCGCCCTTGAAGCGGTGGTGCGCGTTCACATGCCCTCCAGCGTCTGGATGATCTTGCCCAGCATGTCGCGCGCGCCCTTAAGGTGCGTGCAGGCGTTCGACAGCTCGCCGCAGCCGAGGCCGGCGCTCATCTGCGCGCGCACGTTGCCGATGCACAAGGTCAGCGCCGTGCCGTTCTTCATCGAGCGCGCGCGCGCGTGCAGTTGGTCGGCCGTCCGCAACGCGAAATCGAAATTGCCGTTCGCGTTCAGCGGCACGTTGTCGTGCGCGATCTCGAGCAATTCCTCCGCGAGCGCGCACAGTTCTTCGTGCATCTTCGCGTCGATGACACTCAGCTCAGCCCCGCTCACTCGATGTACTCCACGAGCCCGTAGACCAGCAGCGTCCAGGCGCCGGCGAGCATCAGCGCGATGCCCATCAGCTCCTCGTTGATCAACAGATGCAGGCGCAGCGACGGCGGCCTGCGCTGCGAGAGATAGCCATGGACGAACACGACGAGGCCGGCGACGAACAGCACACCCGACAGGATCCAGATCATGTTGCTTGCCTCCCGATCACGCCGCGAGACGCGGCGTTGCCATGAACATTCTCCAATCCGGCGCGCGCTCGCCGAGCGCGCGATAAAAGACAAAACGCTGCCGACGATGGCTGGCGGCGTACTTGAAAACCTCGAGCAGACTGAGCGAACGGCGCACGCTCGTCTCCGCGACCTGCATGCACTCGGAGATCTCGCGCGCCGGCAGCCCGTAGGGGCCCGCGGCGCGCATCGTCTCCCACACGATCGGCGCGCGTACCTGGACGGTGGTCAGGCGGCCGGCCTCGAGAAACTCGATCGCCTCGGCAGGCAACCCGCCGCGCCCGTAGCGATGCGCCCAGCCGAGAAAGCCGAAGTGACGCGCATTGCACTCGAACCTGAAATCGTGGATCCCGGATACGCCGAAAGGAATGCGGTGGACCGTACCGCCATTGGCGAAATAGACGTCGATCGCCTGCACGATGGCAGGATCGTGGATCACTTGCTGCTTTCGCGGCTCCATGCGCGGGCCTGGGGCCCGCCGGTCAGAGGGGGATGAGGCAAGCGGATGTGTTGCGCGGCGGCGCTGATGATCACGCCGAAAAGCCCACTGCCCTGCTGGCAGGACAGAAGCGCGTTCCAGGTGAGGCCGGCGTGGATCAGGTCGGTGAGCGTCTCGAGCCGCGAGCGCAGCTCGTCATAGGCCCTGGTGTAGTCGCGCGTGCGATCGATCTCGCTCGTCTCGTCGCGGAAGAAACGCTGCACCAGGCGCGGCTGCGAGCGCGGCACGTCCCGGCCCATCTCGAAAGCCCTGACGTCACCGGCGCGCTCGTCGACATAGGCGACGACGGGAAACGTGAAGCCGAGATGTACGACGGGGAACTTCATCCTGGTTGCCATGGAACTTTCCCCTCACGCCCGCATCGCCGCGCGCCACGCCTGCATGCGGATTTCGAAGGCGCGGATCTCGTCGAGGCTGACGCCGCCGTCCGTCGCCTTCACGATCCTGTCAGCATCGGTCAATGAAACCGTGTGGCGATGGCCGTTGAGCAGCCGCCAGATGGTGTTTTTGTCGACGTCCGAGAGTTCCGCGAACGCGCGCAGCGTCATCTTCCTGGCGCGCATCCAGTGTCGAAGCTCGGCGAAGCCGATCACGACGTCCCTCTCGGTCATAGCAACAGCTAACGCCCGTTGCCTCATGACGCGCAAGTCCCGAATCTCAAATCCCGGTTTCGAAATATCGATTTAAAAACCAGCGGCCGCCGCCCACATTAGCAAAAGCGAACGGCATAAATATGTGCACATTGGTTGACGCTAGGATCATTTGTGTAGAGACTATCGCATCTGATCACTCGATTGTTTCCCGTGAAACAGGTGATCTGTCGACGGCAGCGGAGCTGCCGCCTCCCTCCGAAACGTCACAAAAAAAATTGGTGGGCAGGGCAATGACGAAAGCCGATCCCGGCATCGAGAAGACCATCGATCCCAACCGGACCTACAACAGCGCGGAGACCGCCTGGCTGGTCTTCGGCACGGGCCGGCGATGGCTCTACAAGAACATTAGGGAACTCGAGAAGCTCGGCTTCCCGCGATCAATCCGTCCGGTCGGCAATTACCGATGGTCAGGCGCCATGCTGCTCGATTGGATCGAGCGCGAACAAGGGCCGAGGCGCGCCGCCCAGCTTCGCGCCGTGGCCGCCGACGAGAAGGCCATGGCCGATACGAGGAGAGAGCTTGCGAACCTGGTCAAGGGCCTCGACCAGTGACCTGGTCCTATGGACCTGTCGCCAATTCGAGATTAAAAGAGTCCTGTTGTGTCCATGGCTTAGGCTCATGGGGATTAGCTAAACCAAGCAGGAGCTTTCGAACATGAATGCCTTCACAGGAATGAGACCGGCGGGCAGGGGGCTCGCATTGCCGGCCGGATTGTACGAGGAAGCCGACGGCAGCTTCCGCTGGAAGCCTTCGCGCACCTGGCGCCGCAAGGGCCACGCCGGCCGCAGGGTCACGCGCGGCGACGGCAGCATCGTCTACGATCGCGCCGAGGCCATCGACATCTTCACCCGCTTCAAGGCTGAGCTGAAGCGCGGCACCGCACCGACGACGACGACGATGGTGAGCGAGCGCACCGTCGACGCGCTGATCAAGATGTACAAGACCAATGTCGGCTTCGACGACGTCTCGCAGCGCCATCGCGAGACGCAGTTGCGCATGTTCGCGCTGTTGTCGAAGCACTGCGGTCAGCTGATCGTGCCGGCGCTGCAGACCGAGCGCGACACGCTGATCGCGCTCTTCAAAAAATTGCAGGGCGTCTACGGCGTGCACGACGGCTACAAGCTGTTCGGCGCCGCGCGCCAGCTTCTCTACTACGCCGTCGAGAAGCAGTGGATCGGGCAGAACCCGCTGCAGCAATTCAAACGCAAGGACAAGAAGCGGCTCGAGAAACCGAAAGGCCGCATCGTCGTGTGGGAGTTCGACGAGATCTACAATTACGTCAGGCTCGCCGATTGGCTGGGCGTGCCGAGCGTCGGCGACTTCGTCATCAGCGCGCTCTGCACCAGCCAGAGCGTCTCCGACGTGCTGGCGCTGCCACGCTTCCCCGCTGTGATCAACGTCGAGGGTGGCGGCTTCTTCGCGCTCCCCAGGCGCAAGAAGACCGCCAAGCCCGCCTTCTGTCCCGCCACGCGATTGCTCACGGCGCGCCTGGAAGAGATGAACCGCCGACAGCAGGAACGCTGGCCGACGAAGAGCTTCGCCAAGCAGATCATCTACGAGCGCACGGGGCGTCCCTATCCCTACGAGACGCTCCAGGATCTGAGCTACGCGATCAAGCTGCTGCTCGGCGGCGATCTCAAAGCCTACAACGCGCGTGAGCAGACCCAGTGCAAGAACCCGAAAGCGCATCGCCAATCCGATCGCACGCCGGTGTTGCCCAAGATCAGATCGCTCGACGATCTGCCGGTGAAGATCATGCCCTCGGTCTTGGAGAAGACGAACGCCGATCTGCGCGACACAGGCTTGTCGTACTACGTCGTGGCCTCGGAGAACGAACAGATCGCCACGCTCATCGCCGGCCACGCCTCGGGCAAGATCATCGATCTCACCAAGCGCAATCACATTCTCGAGATGCATTACCTGAAGAAGGACGGCGCGGCCGTCGTGAAGGGCCTGGCCGCCTTCGACGATCTCTACGACATGTTCCACCCGCCGCGTCCCAGGCTCGTCCAGGTCGCCTGACAACAAGAGAAAGTTTTGATGGCAAAGAAGATCGCAGGGATCGCCAACCCGCATTTCGGCCACGACATGTATGTCTGGGTCGTCGCCGACACCACCGGCAAGCACGGCATCCCCGCGACGGTGCCGCTGGTGATCGAAAATGATCTCGGCGGCATCTACACCGGCATGAGCCCGATGGTCGCAACACGCAAGAAGACCGCGCTGTCGATGGAGCCGATGGCCGGCCAGGTCGCGCGCATGCTCAACCTCAAGGTTCAGCTCGTTCACCTGAGAGCCGTCGAAGTGATCCGCGAAGTCGAACCATGAGGATGTTCGTCGCCTTCAAGGGCCTGCCAGGCGATAAACGCGACACGATCGCCAATGCCATCATCGTCGCCTGGGGCGGCAAGGTCGTCGCCGGCGGCACGATGCTGATCCCGCCTTACGAACGCGATCTCGACGTCGAGATCCCCGCGCGCGCTTTCGTGCGCTGCCAGGCCGATCTGATCGCGCAGGGCTTCAGGGCCGAGGAATCGCTGTGACCAGAGAACCGATCAGAATAGGCGGCGGCGGTCTCGAACTCTACATCCTGGCCGAGGACGGGCGCACGCCGTTGGAAGTGCAGGACGTTCTGACATGGGGCCGCTGGCGTGCCACGCATGACGTTCACGCCGCGTACAATGAATTCGGTCACGAAGCGATCGGCGTCGTTCGCATCAGCACCGTCTTTTTGGGCATCAATGCCGGCCTCTACGGCAAGCCACCGCGGTTGTGGGAGACGATGATTTTCGGCGGCATCCATGACGGCTGGCAGAAGCGCGCCACGACCTACGACGATGCGCGCACCAATCACCGCGAAGCGGTCGCGCTCGCGACATCGCAATTCAAGGCGCTGCTGCGCGACATACCGGGAGCTTGAAGAATCCGATGACCAAGAAAAACGGACACGGCCAGAAGGGCCACAATTCGAGCTATCGGTTCATGGTCGGCGACAAGGATGAAATCATCGACCTCATTCGCGGCGAGGCCTCCCGCCAAGGCGACGAGCAATTGCGCATGGGCTATTTGAACAGGCTCGCCGCGGACGCCGCGGTCCACCCTTCAACTTTATACGGCTGGTTTCACGGCGACACGCGCTTTCCGCGCAGCATCACGGTTCGCCTGGTGCTGCAGGCGCTCGATTGCAAGATGAAGATTGTCAGAAGCGATGGGACGGAGGTGAGAAGACGTCATGGCTAAGACACAACGAAAGGCACGACAACCGAGTGCCAAGGCGCCGGCCGAGATCCGTGCGCTGCTCAAGGCCACGCACGGCAGCTACGCCACGGCCGCGCGCTACTCTGGCGTCTCGACGGGCTTCCTGCACCAGATCGGCAGCGGCAAATACGGCGCTTCCAGGAACACGCTGGACAAGCTCGACAAGGCCACGGCCGACATCCGCGCCGGCAAGCCCGAGCCCGAGCCCTATCCCAACAAGAAGCATGCCTCGCCGCGCGGCGACGGCGAGCTTGGCATCGCCATCTGCGTCTTCGCCGGTGACAACAAGGGGCTCGGCGATCTGATGGATGTCGGCGAGGCGCTGGGCGGGAGCTGGGCCCATCGCCAGAAGATCGAGAACGTCTGGCTACTGGTCCTGAAGCTGCCCGACAAGGACAAGCTGATGACGTTCGCGAAGGTGGCCAAGGTGCTGGCCAACATCACCACGCCATAGCCGGCCACGGCCACAGAACTGGCCGCCGGCGGGTCCCTGCCCAGGCCGACGGGAAGGGGAAAGGGGGCCCGCCATCCGCCCCGGATCGGGCTCCCTTGCCGTTTGTGGGGCATCGCCGATCGCACCAGGTGACGTAAGGGAAGATGCGACTTTTCAGGTCGCAAGCTCCCTAACGGAAACAACGGGCCTGGACGAGCTGCAGACCCGCGATTTTCCGTGTTTCAAGTTCGAAAATAAAATTGACTTTGCCGGACAACTCTGTATGCAGCGCGCTCCGACGCAGTCGTGACGTGTCTTTGCCTGGGCTTTTCCAGGGGCGCCCCGACTTCGCCGGTTTCCGCCAAGTCGCATCGATGCGACTTTTTAGTCGCAAGTTACCTAGGGTCAAGGAAAGCTAAGTGGTTGAAATATTAGGGGAGAATAGGTCAGGAGGGGTGCCCGAGTGGCTAAAGGGGACGGACTGTAAAACAGTCCATTTCGACTTTTTGGCCCTAAAAAACCCAGCAATTCCGCCAAAAAATTCGACGTCACGTAAACTTTTTAGGTCGTTTTTGGGTCAAAATGCGACCCGCTATTGCTAGTGATCTACACTCTTATCCCACCTTCATCATCTCATCACGCCACTTGTGACCGACTGCGCAGCTCAAAACCCGCCTGTGCCCAAACTGTCACGCCGCCCCAGATGTTTCTTGCGTCCGCGACGGCGTCCTGTAAGGTCGCGCCTCCTGTTCTGGGAGTTGGGCTTCCTGTTTGGCCCCGCCGCTCGGCACGGACACAACAAGA